AGCTGACACATTATATAAATTCTTAAGTAAAGTAAAAAAGGATACAATAGATATTGAAATTGTTGACAATGAAATTTTATTTGCATCTGGAAGAGCAAAGGCTGGAATTGCCTTAAAGTCTGAGATTAAATTACCATTGTTAGAATTAAAAGATCCTGACTGGAAAGATTTACCTGAGAACTTCAACAAGTCCTTAAAATTCTCAATGGGAGCATGTGCTAAAATGTCTGATGATACTGTTCTAGATTGTATTAATGTTAGGGCAGAAGGGATTTTAGAAGCCTCTGATTCATTATGTGTTGCACAATGTGATTTAAAAGAAGAAATAAACGTTCCTAATTTCTTATTGCCAGCAACATCAGCGGTTGAGGTTGTAAAATTAAATCCTATTCAAATTGCAGAGGGGCAAGGTTGGATTCATTTTAGAACTGAGGATGACACAATAATTTCATGCAGACTGTCAGAAGGTAGTTTTGTATCTATTAATCCACATATTATTGTAGAAGGTGTTAGAGCAGTACTACCAAAGACTATAAATGAAATATTAGACCGAGCAATGGTTTTCTCAAAGAGAGATCATGTATTACTTGAAAAAATTGATATTATAATAGCAAACAATAGATGTAAAGTTCAAGCAACATCTAATTACGGATGGTTTGAAGAGGAAATTAATATGGTATGGGAACATGATGCAATTGATTTTTCTATTACACCATACCTACTAAAAGATATTCTATTAGAGACGCAAGAATGTATAATAGGAGAAAGGTCACTTAAATTTCAAGGAGACGGTTGGGTATATGTGACGGCACTTAAAGACAAATAAAATGCCAGGATTTTTTACAAAGAAAGAACTTGCTGATACAGCACCACTTGTAGGAAGAAAACAGTCTTGTACTTTCTGTGGATTGTACAAGGATTGTAAAACTCCTAAGATGGAACCATACGGGGATTTTAAAAAGAAGATAATGGTTATTGGAGAGGCTCCAGGTGAGTTAGAAGATCGCAGAGGTAAACCATGGCAAGGAAAAACTGGACAATTATTACAAGCGACATTAGATAAACTTGGAATAAATTTGTTTGAAGATTGTATTAGCTTGAATGCTGTAAATTGTCGACCAATAGATAAGCATGGGAATAATGCAACCCCGACAAACCAGACTATTGATTGTTGCAGAAAGAGTGTGTTACTTGCAATAAATAAACATAAACCAAAGGTTATATTGCTGCTTGGAAATCCTGCTATTAATAGTGTTATAGGGCACCGCTGGAAAAAAGACTTAGGTGGCATTACAAAGTGGAGAGGCTGGACTATACCAGACCAAGACTTTAAAACATGGATTTGTCCTACGTTTCATCCAAGCTATGTTGAACGTGCTGATGCAAAGGAAGTAAAAACTATTTGGGAACAAGATTTAAAACAAGCAATAGAGAAAGCAAAAGAAAAGTTTCCAGAGTATGTAGAACCAACAATAGAAACAATAACTGATTTAACAGTACTAAATGAAATAAAAAGTGATTTTGCATTTGACTACGAAACAACAGGGTTAAAACCACATGGAAAAGGGCATCGTATTGTTTGTTGTGCTATTGCCACAAGTGAAAACCACGCATATACATTTATGATGCCAGAGACAAGACGTGAAAGAAAAGCATTTATCCATTTACTGGCAAACCCACACATTGGAAAGATCGCACAAAACATGAAATTTGAAGATACTTGGAGTAGACGATTAGGAGTGGAAGCACAAAGCTGGGCATGGGACACGATGATTGCCTCTCACATATTAGACAACAGACCAGGTGTAACAGGATTAAAATTTCAAGTGTATGTCCAGTTTGGCATTGTTGACTATGCAAGTGAAGTGAGTTCTTATTTTACAACTGCTGACAGAAATGCAAATGCAATAAATAAAATAATGGAATTGGTTAGTACGTCAGAGGGACGAAATAAATTGTTGCAATACTGTGGTTTAGATAGTGTGTATGAATACAGGCTATATAAAAAGCAGAAAGATTTAATATTAGAAACTTGTTTACCATTTTAATATGATTGTAAATCCTAAAACATTTGACGCCTACTATTTACTTCACAATGGAGTATTATCTTTCTCTCGTGCTGAACAGCAAGGGATTAGAGTTGATATGGATTATGTACAACGAAAAAAGGATTGGTTAATTCGTAGAATGGATAAACTGGAAGAGGAGTTTAAAAAGACAAAATTGTTTTATCACTGGCAACACTCTTCAAAGAGTAAAGTAAATATTAATTCAAACACTCAATTAGCACATTTCCTGTACAATGTAAAAAAGATAGAACCTGTCAAATTTACACCTACTGGACAAGGGGCAACGGATGATGAAGCAATAAAGCAATTAAACATCCCAGAATTAAAACTGCTGTCTGATCGCACACGTTACAAAAAGCCTTGGGACGTACTAAATGGTTTTGATAAAGAACAAGTAGACGGATATGTTCATCCATTCTTTAACTTGCATTTAGTTCGTACATTTAGGAGTTCATCGGACAGTCCTAACTTCCAAAACATACCTAAGCGCGATGACGAAATAATGCAAATATGTCGTAAAGCATTGTTTCCACGTCCAGGACACCAGTTAGTAGAAATCGACTTTTCAGGACTTGAAGTCAGGATAGCCGCATGTTATCACAAGGATACAACAATGTTAAAATACATACATGATCCCACATCTGACATGCACACTGATATGGCAAAGCAAATTTTTATGATAGATGAATTTGATAAAGTAAAACACAATATATTACGACAAGCAACAAAGAATGGTTTTGTCTTTCCACAGTTCTATGGAGACTATTATAAAAATTGTGCAGAGGGGATGGCTTGTAATTGGGGGCAGTTGCCGCAGGGGAAATGGACGAGAGGACAAGGAGTACACTTAGACACAGAACATTTTACATTGTCAGATCATTTAATAAGCAAAGGACTTTATTCATACTCTGCATTTGAAAACCACATAAAAGATATTGAAGAAGTTTTTTGGACAAGGCGATTCCCTGAGTATGCTGAATGGAAAAACCGTTGGTGGAAAGTTTATCAAAAGTATGGATATGTTGATTTGCTAACAGGATTTCGTTGCAGTGGTGTAATGAGTAAGAATGACTGTATAAATTATCCTGTGCAGGGAGCGGCATTTCATTGTAACTTGTGGACGTTTATTGAACTGGATAAAATAATGAGGGCTGAGAATTGGGACACAAAACTGATTGGACAAATACATGACAGTATTATAATGGATGTTCTACCCAGCGAATTAGATTATGTTTTGCAAACGGCAAAACGCATTACAGGAGTTGAATTAGCTAAGGCTTGGAAGTGGATTATAGTTCCACTTGAAATAGATGCTGAGGTTTGTCCAGTAGATGGTTCGTGGGCTGAGAAAGAAAAATATGCGATATAAAATTTTTTTGTATAATATGTTATAATAACAAGCAAAAACGTATGAGCTTATATAGAAAATATCGTCCTACGGACTTAACACAAGTAAAAGGGAATGCCGAGGTTGTAGAAACCCTTACGGGTATGTTTAAGGACTTATCTACATTCCCACACTCCTTGTTATTGCACGGCCCTACGGGTTGTGGAAAAACAACGATAGCACGTATTATCGCAGAGTCGTTAGAATGTAAGGGAAATGACTACCAGGAAATAAACTCTGCAAACTTCCGTGGCATTGATACCGTACGCGATCTAATTCGTCAGAGTGCTTATATGCCAATGGAAAGTGCTGTTCGGGTTTGGGTGCTGGACGAAATACATAAAATGACAGGCGATGCCCAAAACGCTTTATTGAAAATACTTGAGGACACTCCCCCACATGTTTATTTTATATTATGCACAACAGAGCCACAAAAATTACTTCCTACTATTCGGGGGCGTTGTTCTCAATTTCAAGTAAACTTATTATCGGAGGCACAAATGAGAAGTTTGTTGCGTAGGGTAGTTAAAGAAGAGGAAGAAACATTAGAATTAGAAATACTTGATCAAATTATACAAGACAGTTTAGGACATCCAAGGAATGCTTTACAAGTGCTTGAGCAAGTTTTAACAGTCCCACTAGAAAACCGTTTGGAAATTGCAAAGCAAGTTGCTGAACAGCAGTCACAAATAGTAGAACTTTGCAGAGCATTATTAAAAGGAGAGAGTTGGAGACAAGTATTACAAATAATAAATGGTGTAAAGACACAAGAGGCAGAAGACATTCGCCGTTCTGTGTTAGGATATATGCAGGCAGTTTTACTAAAGGGGGATAATGATAGGGCGGCATATATTATGGAACAGTTTTGGGAACCTACTTACAATGTTGGTTTTCCTTATATCACGTATGCTTGTTATTGTATAACTAAAAACAAATAGATATGACAAAGAAAGACCTAATGCTCCAGTACCAAAAGGAACATGGAGAATACCCTGAGGATGAACCAACGTACATTGAATGGCTTGAGGACTTAGTATTGTCTAACAATGAAGTAATTGATAGGTTTAAGGACGAAATAATAATAATTAAAACACAGAAAAATGGATTATGCACTTGATTTAAAAATAGATGAAGAATCATTAGATATTGAATGTTTAGATCAAGCATCTTTATTTATGAAGTATGCTAAACATTACGCTGAAGCAAGAAGAACACTTGATGAAGTGAAACAAAATCTTGATATTGTTAGGTCCGATATTGATAAGCAAATTAGAGAAGACCCTGAAAAGTTTGGTATTGTTAAAGTTACAGAAGGTTCAATTCAAAGTGCTTTATTAACAGAGGCAACATATAATATTGAATATAAAAAATATCTTGATGCTAAATATGAAGCAGATATGGCTTCAAATGCAGTACAAGCTATGAATATTAGAAAAGAAATGCTGGAAGGACTGATGCGTTTACATGGTCAACAGTATTTTGCTGGACCACGCATTCCAAGGGATTTGTCTGAGGAGAGGAAAAAGAAAGAGAAAAAAGTAGATAGTGGTATTGCAACAAGACTTAAAAGAACAAAGTAATGTTTAAAAATATTTTAATAGGGTTTATTGCTGGTGCTGGGTGTGCTTTATTTATCTACATATTAAGTAAAGTCCAAATGCGAGCATGGATAAAAGTAATTGAAGAACATTTTGAACATAAATATAAATTGAAAAAAGATGGCAACAAAGAAAAGAAGTAGTTTTAGAGGTAAGATCGGTAGAGATGCAAAGAAAAGTACCCGAGCATCATATGGATACCTAAATTTACCAGAAGGTGTAAAAGCCTTTAGTATTAAGGAAAAGACAAGGAAGATACAATTTGATATACTTCCGTATGTAGTTTCCGATTCAAACCACCCAAACAAAGATGAAGAATTAGGAGCAGCATTAAAAGGAGATCTTTGGTACAGACGGCCTTTTAAAATTCACAGAAATGTGGGAGCAGAGAATGAAACTTGTGTTTGTCCAAAGTCAGTTGGAAAACCTTGTCCTATTTGTGATCATCAAAAGAAAAGGTTTTCAGAGGGAGCAGACAAAGAGGAGACAAAGGAACTCTATCCAAAAGACAGGAACTTATATGTTGTAATTCCACTGGATGACGACTTTGATGAAGAACCATACATTTGGGATATGGCACAATCATTATTCCAAGATGTTTTAAAAGAGGAATTGGAAGAGGATGAAGAAAATGAAATCTTCCCTGACTTAGAAGAAGGGAAAACATTGGAAGTTAGTTTTAAATGGAAAACACTTGGACAAAGTACATTTCCTGAGGCAAGAAATATTACATTCCTTGACAGAGATCCTTACGATGAGGACATCCTTGACAAAGTTCCTGACTTGGATACAGTACTACGTGTGTTGACTTATGAACAACTTTCAAACAAGTTCTTTGAATTAGATGAGGAAGAGGATGCTGGAGAATTAAAAGAGGCTGAAGAAGAAAGGCCTGCTCGCAGGAAGTCTTCTCGTACCGCACGTAAAGTTGAAAAAGAAGAGGAAGATGAGGATGAACCAGAAGAAGATGTAAAGCCAAGACGTCGTGCAAAGGCTCCAGTAAAAGAAGAGGTTGAAGAAGAGGAGGAAGAAGAAGAGGAAAAACCAGTTAGAAAATCAAGGGCAAGTAAAAAGGATGATACTGAATGCCCAAATGATCATACGTTTGGAAAAGACTTTGAGGAGTTCGACGACTGCGACGACTGCGACTTATGGGATGCTTGTTATGATGCTCACAAAGGGAAGTAGACATGTCTGTTTTTAACCGCATACCAAAACATAGAAGAAACACATTTGGATTTATAGGTGCCTATTTGTATTTACCAGTGCATCACTATTTGACGTTATACACCTTAGCTAAGGAAGTAGGGAAAGCAGAAATTATTCGAGGGTTGTTAGAAGATTGGATGAAACAACAACGAATAAAAGAAACTGACTTATCCCTAATACGTCAAATTGTAGATCGAATATACAAGCAGTGGCATCTAAAAAAATTAGTAAATCCAAAAGAGGAGTTAGATGATTTCTTAGAAGAGGTTGAACAGGAATTAGTTGATAAAGGGATTGAAACAAAGTATGTTGTAATTATTTCATCAGAAATACGAAATAAGGATGGAAAGAACGAAAAGGTCTGAACCGCTTAGTGTACAAATGAATAGAAAAGTAAATTCCGTTAAAAAGAAAAAGGAGGAATACGATGGAGATTTTGGAACACGCATTTCAACTGGTTCGACGCTCCTTGACCTTGCAGTTAGTGGAGGACGAGTCAGGGGAGGTGGTTTGCCTGGTGGGATCCTTGTTGAGGCATTCGGACCTAGTGGAAGTGGGAAAACCGTTTTCCTATCTGAGATTGCAGGGGCGGTGCAAAGACAGGGTGGACAAATTATGTTCCACGATCCCGAAGCAAGACTTAATAAAACCTTCGCTCAGCTGTTTGATTTAGATACAGATGAAATGGAATACAGCAATCCTAATACCGTACCGCAAGTTTTCCAAGCGGTACGGAATTGGGAACCACAAGGCAAGAAAGTAATACATGGTATATTTGCAGACAGCCTTGCTGCTCTTTCCACTGATATGGAAATGGATAAGGATGAAGGAGACAAGATGGGGATGCGTAGAGCAAAGGAATTTAGTGAGGAACTTCGCAAAACTTGTCGCATTATTACTGAGAAAAACTATCTAATGGTTTGCAGTAATCAAGTGCGGGTAAATGTAGATGCTGGTCCATACGGACAAAAGTACACAACACCAGGTGGAGAAGCCATTGGATTTTATTCCAGTTTAAGACTACGATTTTCAAAACCTGAGAAGATAAAAGAGAAACGTAAAGTTGCAGGAAAGGAGGTTATGCGAGTTAGTGGAGTTAGAGTAATGATTGAAGTATTTAAAAGCAGTATTTGGAAACCGTTTGGAATATCACCAGTTACAATTTTATTTGATTATGGAATAGACGACATTAGAGAGAACTTGCAATTCATTAAAGACTTTACCAGTAATACAGTTTACACCTGTTGCGGAGCACCATTGGACAAGTCTATGGAAGTCTCTATTGCAAAAATAGAGGATAACAAGTTAGAAGAGTCTTTGAGAGAGGAAGTTATAGATTTATGGGAAGAAATTGAAAGTAAATTTAAAACAGAAAGGAAAAATAAAAGATGAAAAGCGGAGACATTGTTATGACATTCGGCAACCCTGTTAAATGTGAAATACCATTGGGGCAGGCAAAATTGATTAAGAAATTAGGAGAAATTAATGGCAAACTTGAAGAGTGGGCCGTTGAATATGCAGATCATGAAGGATACACATATAATATTCTACTTAAAAAACTTGATGATGCACAAAACTAAAATAATTAAAGTACTTGCCTATGTACTTATTGGAATATTGATTACACTAATTGTAATATACATTTTGTAATGGAGAGAGTAAAAGGAAGAAAGATAACAGGTATTAATTTTGAAACTGGTGAATGTACTTTTCAAAATCCAACTATTCTCACAAACGATCCAAGCATAACGGCATGGGGCTGGGCAGTAATGACACCCAATGGAAGTGTGGTTGATTGTGGGTGTATTAAAACAGCACCAGAGCAAAAGAAACGCAGGATAAGAAAGTCAGATGACACACAACGCAGAGCAAATGAAGTTATTCGACCACTATTGAATATAATAAAAAGATACAATGTAAAATTTATTCTTAGTGAAAGTCCACACGGATCTCAAAATGCGAGTGCTGCCGTTATGATTGGTTTGGTTATGGGAATAGCATGTACTATTTCAGAATGCCTTCATATACCTATTGAATTGTATAGTGAAGGGGATAGTAAAAAATGCACATTAGGAAAACTTTCTGCAAGTAAAGGTGAAATGATTGAGCGTATTAATGAACTGTATGACGTACCATTCACCGGAACA